GCAGACATCGTCTTGAGTTGCCTCTCCAGAATCGCCAGAGTCGTTCCGACCGGGGCCTGAGAGGACATGTCGGACAACTTCAGATCACCAATGGCGGCAAGCCTTCTGCCCTCTTCTGTGATCCTCTCAAGAAGCGCAGCCAGAACCTGACTCGGCTCCTTGTATGGGAGCGGCATGATGTTGTCACGCAGCGCCCCGGAGGGGATGTCTACATCACGGAACTCGCCGGGGGCGATGGGGGTATCGTCACCCTTGACCCGAAGTCCCCGGGTTTTAAGCCCGCCGGGTAGGTTGCTGAGTGTCCCTGCGTCAACAAGTTGTCGAATGATCGCAGTACCAGCACGAGCATAGCCGCCAATAATATGAATGAAACCAAGACCATAAGCACCAAAGCCCGGGATATAAGTGTATTGGACGAAGTGCTGTCGCTTGAGTTTTCGAGGGTCGGATTCATCCCAATTCCGTCGTATAGATAGAACCGTTGATGTACCTCGTTCAATTGTGATGACGTACGGGAGTCCAATTCCTGTTTCTTCGCCGTCGTCATTTTTGTCTTCATAGCCCTTGAGATCCCAATCAACGTGGATTTCCAAGACCTGATAGCGGTCGTCGTCCGTCAGGGTGTAGCCCTGCTCCTGTGCCTTTTTCTTTTCAATGTCGGTAAAGATTCTTACCGGCTCTCCCAGTTCTGCCTCTTTGTAGAACCCTGCCGCCATCAATTTCTTGAGGTCGTTCTCGGTCTTACGCATCACATGGGTGGCGCGTTCTGCCGTGTAAACGTTGGAGGCTCCGTAGGGAATGATCAGATCTTCGGCCTGAATGTAGGCGGCAACCTGCCGTCCGACCGTGGGGTCGAAGTAGACCTTCTTGAAGGCCGAGCCGGCCAGTCCCAGAGAGTAGAGCATCCGCTCGTGTTCCGGCCTGTACTCCACCATCTCATCGGTCAGGCGGTAGTTCATATCATCACGAACCCGGTCTGCCGATTCCTGATTCTGTTGGGTGACCTCCCCGATGATCTGGGTCTTGACCGGGCCTTGGGCGGGGAAGGTTTCGGTGATCATCTCTGACTGGAACCGGATTGCCGCCTCGGTCAGGATCGGGGAATAGACCCCGCAGGCTCCCATCCAAGGCTCTGCCCTCTCTTCATACTTCATGCCAAGGACTTCAAGACCCTTGACATACATGTCTGCCCAGTCTTTTCTGGAATTGATGTCCGCATCAATCAGGGCGGTCAGTTCGCTTGCCAGACTCTGGAGTTCTCCGTCGTCCATGTACTCGGCAAGGTTTGCATCAAAATCCTCTGCGGTTTCAGGCTCCTTTTCGAGGGAGATCTCAAGCCCGCCAACGCCAATCTTTACCGCCTCTGGATCCACAATCTCAATTTCAAACGCCGGCTCATCCCCCATTTCATCTGGGTTCAGGGGCGTCATTGCGGAATCAAAGTTTGTTGCCATGATGATCCTTAAATCAATTTGACTCGACCGCCTTCGCGGTAGCCTTTGGGCATCTGTGCCGAAGGAAGAAAGATGTCTTCATCCTTTAAACCAAGATCTCTGGCAGATTCAACGATCTGCAAGTACTTGTGTGCGCCAATGTCTTGAGGGCGGGCAGTCATAAGTTCTCTCAAAACGGGCAGATACTTGGGGTTGTCTTTCCAAGTTCTTGTGCCGATATTCCCGCCAATTGCGTCGTTGTAGCCGGAGACGATTGAAAACCCGCTGTCGGGGTTTGGGTCAAACGAGCCGTCATCAAGCCCCCTGTGCGTGGCTCGCACTGCGCCAATCTTCAAAAGCGCATCAAAGTTCAATGGACGAAAGTCCACCTTCAGTTTTGTGTTGTCGCTGGTCAACGCTTTGTACTTTTCAAAGTCTTTGATTGGCATGACTGACCTCAGTAATACGCAACCCGCCGGGGTTGCACGGGGTAATCCTTCTCATCGGAATCAATTGAAATGAATCCGCCTTGTCGAAATCTCATCAGGGCCTGAGAGGAGGAGTCCACAAGGTCGTCGTGATCCCCGTTGGGAAAAGACGCCATTTCTTCCACAACTTCCTCCGCCCATCTCCTGTCAGGACGCCATACTACCCCGGAAGCAAACAAATCTGAAATGGAATTAACACGGGCAATCTTGTCCTGCCCCTTGTATGGGGTGTATTCGGACAGCGGAATCCCGGCCTTTCTCAATTCATAGATCAAAGGAGCGCCTGCCGCCCGCTTTTCAATGATCAGGGTGTCCGGGTTCCACTCCTTCCACATCTCCATTGCCTTTTGTTTCAGGTCTGGGAACTCCATCCTGTCCTTGAAGGCGTCCAAAAGGATGATGTTGGGCTTTGTTTCGCCATTTCTGTCTGCCTGATAGAACACACCCCACGTCGTGCAGGCCGAATAGTCCGCCCGGTTGTGCTTTTCAAAGGCGGTGTCCCAACTTTGTATCACATATTCACACGAGGGAGGGTCTTCGTCGTGCCAGATCTGCCAAAACTCCCTTTTGATGATGGCTCCCTCTTCCGAGGTGGGGTTTTGTTGGTACTGGGCCTCCCATTTTCCGATGGGAATTTCTGCCCGGATGGCTTCCAACTCCTCCCTTTTCCAAAATTGGGGCCAGAGTGCGTTGCCGGAGGGCAGAATGGCGGGAAATTCAATGACTTCCCAGTCATCGGTGCCATCTTTTGACGAATTCTTGAGGATCTGCCCTGTCAGGTCTCTTTTGGCCCACCGGGTCATCACAATAATGATGGCCCCGCCGGGCTGAAGACGCTGTCTCGGGCCGGATGTGTACCATTCATACACCCCGTCATAGACCTGAGGGTTGTTCTGCTTGGCTTCCTGCTCCGAATGGGGGTCGTCAATAATCAGAATATCTGCCCCCTTACCCGTCACAGCGCCTCCGACACCGATGGCGAAGTAATCCCCGCCCTGTTTGGTGTTCCACCGGCCGGCCGCCTTTGAATCCGAGGACAGTTCTGTCTGAAATATCTTCTGGTAGGGGTCAGACTGAACCAGATTCCTGACCTTTCTGCCGAATCCAACCGCAAGTTCTGCGGTGTGGGCGGTCTGAATGATCTTCTTTTGGGGAAACTTCCCCAGAAACCAAGCCGGCAGGAGGTAGGAAGCAAACTCCGACTTGGTGTGCCGGGGAGGCATATTAATAATCAACCTCTTCAAAGACCCGGAAGCAACCCTCTCAAAGGCATCTGCCATGATCTTGTGATGCCGGCCAGAAATAAACACAGGCCACATCTGCTGCACAAAGAACAGAAAAGACTCCTGACACCTCTGAACCCGGTCAAACTCAAGCAACTGCTTGATCTTTACCCGCTCCCTCTCCGGCACCTTGTCCACGACGGCAAGATACCCGGCAACCTCCTGTTGAGACAGCAAACTCACAGAGAAGCAACCTCCCGGACAGACCTGTCAACAACCTTCACACCATAAAACTTATTGGGCCTCCTCTGAAGGTGCCCCTCCTCCTCAAGCCTTTTCACAATCCTGTGCATATTGGCTCTGGACTTCAACCCCAAAGCCTCCGCCATCACCCCATAAGAAGGAGAAACCCCGTGCAACTTGATATAGGCCCTGATAAACCTCAGAACCTTCTCCCACTGCCCGGTCATCCTCTGCTTACGCCTCATTTTCCTTCCTCATCTCATACAGGGCTTCCTGTATCTCCCATATCCATTTCACCGCCTCTTTGGACTTCTCCTGAGCCTTCACCCAGTTCTTGTCCAATACCGCGTCATGCAACTCCTTTAAACACCTCTCCGCCTTCATCGTCGGAAACGCATAATCCTTCAGCATCACATCCCCCTCATAATCCCAAGTTTAAACGCAAACATTTGTTTGTGTAAATACTTTTCTCAAAAAAATATACCCCCCGGGGGGGTCTGCATTTTGGAAAGGTGCGGGGTGTGTTCTAAAAAGAGGGGGTGGTATGAGTGGATTTGAGCGTATACGGGCGGAGGGTGGTCAGTCGAGCGCTCGGGGGGTGGGGGAGTGGTGGGGGTCAGCGTCTCCCCGTTTACACGCACCGCCCCTGCCCCTGCGATGCCAGTCCCCTCCCCTGCGGGGCGTCACGCCTTGCGCTTGACGACAGAGAGCAGTCGGAGATGCCCTGCCAGTTCACGCCGCAGGTCTTCTGCCGTGATTGGCTTCTCCTGCGTTTGAACGGCATCCCGAAACATCCCACTGTTGCGCCCGAGAAGTTCCAGTGCTCTCAGGCGGGTGTTCTCCTGCTTTGCCCCTCTGCTCAGAGCAACCAACGCCCTGCCCACATACCGCCTTGTCGCTTGTATGTCGTCAGCCAGTGCTTCTTGAGTCTCCTCCCAACCCGCCTCGATCATCCTCTTGACTCTTGGGTCTCTTGAGAGTCGAGCCGCTGATGCTGAGATGGTTGCATCTGCTCCGTTGGCGTTGGGGTATGCGTCCCTGTAGGCTTGTCGTCTGCTCTTTCCCTCGATGACGCCCTGACAGAAGGCGATCATCTGTGCAGTCATTGGTTTTGCTCTCCCTCTCCCGTACACCCCTCCATCTGCCCTTTGCTTTGGTGCTTGTGCTTGGGCGGCAGACTGCTCGGCTTCGCCTATCTGCCCGTCCTCCGCTAGTACCTTCAGCCGCTCCTCGATGGTCTCCTCGATCAGG